ATCGCTTCTTCCTGCGTCATCGCTCGCGGGTCACTTTTCTTCGCCACTCTTTGGAGTATTACGGCCCATCTGCCATGTTGTACTGAGAGGCTCCATAGAAGCTCATCTACGGCAGCACATTTAGGGAAGTGTAATTCTTTATATGCATGGTTAGATATAGGTTGGAACTTAGTGTTTCGTATGTACTGCCATTGGGCTATGCAGAAGTCTTTGTCAGCTTTAACCTTAGAGACCCATTTCTGATTGAACTCGGGTGTTCCAGGTTTAGCTCCTTCAAAGTCTTTCTCGTAGTCGAATTCTCTTAAGAAGGCTGTTAGCGTGCCAGTCTTACTAGATAGTTGGTACTTACCATAAGAGGCTCCACCCGGGTCGTTAGGTATGTTAGAGATTGCCTCGAAGCCTTTATTGCCTGACTCATACTTAGAAGATATATCACCTAACACTTTATCTATCCTGTAATTCTGTAGGTGTTGGGTATTCTGTGTCTTTGTGCATTAAATTCATGTTGGATATGGTTCCTGAGATTAACTGAGGGAGGCCTTGTTTCACAAACTCTTCTGCTTTACTTGGATTCTTATTGAAATCTACTAAGAATCTTTGGCCTGCTGTAGTAGACAGCAGAGATTTAGCCAGGACCATTGCCATGATAGTACCTGCAGGCTTAACCCATGTTTCAGGATTAAGTACTTCTAAATCCTTAGATTGATACCCTACTAACCCTAAGGCTGCTCCTGCTTTACCTATACCCATCATCTTTTCTAATATATCTGTGTGTTTCCCTAGTTGGCCTATATTGGATTGGATTGTACCTGCTAGTTTAACCATCCCTTTAGTAGCCTCTAATAGTTCTTTGTCTTCTATAGTAAGCTTGAGCCTGTCCATAACACCTTTAACTTGAGCAACAGATCTAGCCTCATTTAGGGTTCCAGACTTTAAGTTATTGTTTAGTACTCTAGATAGTATATCGAAGCTCATAGCTTTCTTACCTTCCGGTGAAAGGTTAGCTATAATTTTCTGAGCGTTTAGTAATGCGTTAGGGTCGTCGGGGGTAGCAGCTAACTTAAGTATTTGATTTATATTACTTAATTCTGGTGTTCCTGCACCTGCAGCACTCTTAGACGTGCTGGTTACCTTATCTACGAATTCTCTAACTGGGGAGAATGAATCTCTGTTGAAAGCTTGTGCACCTTCCCATAAGTCTTTAGCGCCAGCTTTTTCAGCTAACCTACCTAAGTCGTCTTCTGCCCACCCAGCAATCTCCTTTAACTTAGCAATCTCGTCTCTCGACATATCACCAACTCTGAAAGCATCGTCAGCAATTTCCCTGGACTGTATCATAGTTTGCTGCATTTGAAGGGCTGTTTTAGGTTCGTTAGTAACCTGATTAGATAGTTTATCTAGGGCTCTTCTATACGAGTCTGAGGTGCCTTTTTGTTTAGCTAGCTCTCGACCAGAAGACATAGCGTTTTCAAAGCCTGTCATTAAAGTAGGTTTAGAATTCTTATTGATAGTCTCTACTGCTTTCTGATACATTCCGTTCTTTTCATTACGCAATTTAGACAGTGAGTTTTGTAAGTCGTCTTGGATAACTCTAGCATTTTCAAGGATTTGCTCAGAGCGGCTCCCTGCTTTACCTACACTACTAGGTCTTAATTTGTCTTCTAGAGTAGTTAACATCCCTTTAACTGTCTCTGCTTTTCGTTCTGTAACGCTTACTCCGGGCAGTACATCCTCAACAGCTGATGCGGCCCTAGCCAGCAATCCTCCTGTAGCTTCCTTTAATGTTTGAGGAACACCTACATCAAAATTAGCCTGCCCTACCGCTGTCGGCTTAGCTCTACCAAGACCTCCCAAACCTACCCCTAACAGGGTCCCTAAAGCCGCGGCAGGCGCTTCTTGTTCTTGGGTTTGCGCTCCTAAGAAACCTAAAGGTGCTCCCATCAGACCTGCGTTTGTTACCTGGGCTAACTTAGGAGTCATTCCAGCTACTTTACCTACAGCTCCAGCTATTCCAGAACCTATCCCGACAGCAGCAGTTCCAACTGTTTCTCCTACACCTGTAGCAACACCTAAGGCTAACCTTTTCCCTTTAGACCAATCTCCGTAATCTCTTTCCTTAGCAGCTAGTAGATTTGTTTCGAATTGTTTGTATTTGTCATCATCTACCAAACCAACTCTATTACCTACAGACATAGCAGCTCGGCCTAAATCTCGAATCATCTCAATAGGAGCAGCGTCTAACACATCTACTGTGTCAGCAAACCACGAGCTTTCTTTAGATTTAGTAGGGGATCTAAGAGCGTTAATTAGATTAGGATCCACTTTAACGTCACTACCCGAGCTTGATATTGCATTGAGTAAATCTGGATCGATATCCATTTTTAAAGTTTCTCACCAGTTAGTTTAGCCCACATCTCTTTAGTTCCTCCTTGTTTAAAGAATTCAGCCTTCTGTTCTTCCCTAGTCATGGCAGTGTAATCTACCTTGGACTGCTCTGCAAAATCCGGACCTAGGAACATTTCGTATGTTAGTCTCTCAGCTCTCTGCTTAGGAGGTTTACCTGTTTGCAACTCAAATTCATATTCGTGTTGATCCAGGGCATCATTATACAAATCTACCATAGCAGATACGTATTCAGATGTAGACATGTCTCCGTTAACGTACGCTTCTTTGATGTTTTTACGTTCTGAGTCAGATGCAGCAGAGCCTGATATTCCTTTAATTACTCGTTGAGTATATCTGTCAATCTTACGTAAAAATGATGTCGACTCGACTAACTTTCTTCTTTGATCTGGAGTTGATAGGTCTGCTCTCTCTGCAACTCTAGCAAAGTTCTTTAGTAACTCACCTTTATACGTAAGTGGATTATACCCTTTTGGCACCTCGAACATTTTCTTTAGCTCTTGAATTTGTCTAGCAGCATACGTGTATTTAGTTTGAGACTCCTCTATAGCTTTCTTTTGAAGAGCTAAAGTATCTCCGTCCGAATTAACAGTGACGTTAACCCCACCCCCAGTTTTAGCGGCAGCTTTTACGCCTTCTTTTAACTGTTGAACAGCATCATCAGCAGCTAATATCTCTTCATCTGAAGCACCGGAGTCTATTAGAGCGTCTCTTTCCTTGATAGCAGCTTTTAGATCTGATTGTAGTTTACCTATAGAGCTTGAAGGGCCTTTAACATCTTTAGGGTCTACCCAAGTACTTGGAGGTAAGTCAAGACCTTGTAAGCTTTGTGTTAGGCCTGCCATAGCAGCAGACACTCCTCCATCATCCTTAGCAGGAGCTTCCTTAACTGACTCAGAGAAGGATATATTACCATCCTTATCCGTCTTAGTAGTAAATGTTTTAGTTTGCTGTGTCTCAGGAGAAGCAGGAGCCCCTTTACCTCTATTGAAATCTCTAGCAACTAAAGGTGTTTGAGTTTCGTAGAGACTGTCAGCCATGGCTTGAACCCTAGCAACATCAGCAGCAGTAGGTTTTTCTTTAGCAGACAACTCAGCAAGGGCATTACTTAAGGCTTGCGCTTCGGCATTAGCTTCTTGACCTAGCTCGTATTGAGCCTGTTCTTTAGCCTTCTCTGTCTCAGGATCTAGCTTATATTTATAGTAATCGGCTTCATAGGCAGCTTTATCACGGGCATCTATCTGCTCACGTACCTGTTTTCTTTGTGCTTCGAAGTTAGGATCTTCAGGCATTTGATTAGCTCTAGTAACTAAGTCAGGCCCAAGGGATGCTTTCTTAGAAGCAATTAAATCGTTGAAATACTTCTCAGTAGCAGGGTCTGCCATTGCACGAAGTGGTTGTTCTGCCATCGAAGCTGTTTGTGGGTTGGACAGGATTGTCTGTAGTCCATCTTGAACGCCTCTTTGGACAGCCATTAAACCCATTAAATTACCGCTAGAGTAATTCTCAGGGATCTCAGTACCCATTTGAGCGTTAACTTGAGGGATAAGGTTAGCCCATTCTTGAGCTCTTTGGTTGGCTGGTAGAGATGCTATACGAGAAGCTACTTGATTCATGATGGCAGCTCTCTTTGCAGACTCTTGATCTGTAAGGAGTTTATTGACCTCAAGACCTCCTTTCTTCAGAGCCATAGCAGATTGTCTAATATCCATAGCTGTCTTAGCGTCGCCAAACTGCTCGTACACAGAAGCGATAGCGTCAGGGCCTTGCTTACTAGCCTCAGCAACAGCCTGTTTCATGAGCATTTCCATCTGCCTATCTTCTTCCATCTTCTTCATTTCCATGACTTTCTTTTGCTGATTAAGTTGGCTTTCTTGTAGCTTACCAACTAAATCTAAATTCTTGAGAGCGTTAGGGTTTTGCATCATTTGCTCTTGATTATATTGCCCATAAGAGAACTTACCTGGGCTGTCAAAACCGCCGCCTAGAGCACCTTCGAAATCAAAGTCCATACCTGCCATTATTTAGAGCGCTCCCGCAGAGTACTGCTCGAGGACCATTATATTTAATAATTCAAACATGTTATAATGCTCCTATGAGTGAACCAATAGTGCCACCACCTGTACTGAAGATACCTCCAGCACCTGCACCAGCACCTAACATCATACCTGAAGCTTGCCAAGCATCTGGGGACAACATAGAATTAGCAGCCTTCCTGGACTCGATAGCCATTAAAGCATTCTGCATAGTGTAGTTAGAACTTAACTGACCTAGCTGCATCTGAGCATTAGATAGGAAGTTACCTTCTTGTGTGTTCTGTTGGCCGATAAGCCCACCAAAGGACCCTATAGCGCCTGTAGCGCCCTGAGTGGCCTGTAATCCCGACTGAGCCATTTGACCAGCAAACCCTGAGCCTATACCTGCCAAGTTACCTGCAGCATTAGCTCCGGCAGCATACTTAGCTAAATAGCCTTGTTGGTCCGTCTGAAATAAGCTTAAGAGCCTGTTCTGGTAATCACCTAAGCTCTGAGTAGCAATCTGTTGGCCTTGGTTGTGAAGCTCTTGAAGGGCCCTACCGCTCTGTGTCATGCCTGAAGCAGCACTAGATTTATCGATAGCCTTCACCCCCATATCAAGGGCAGCTTGCACCTGGGGTGATTGTAAGTAGTTCTGGGTAGCAGTTTGCTGCGCAGAGAAACCATTAACGCCTAACAAGTCTCTTAACAGTGTACTATCTGGGGCAGGGTCTCTAGCAGCATTAATGAAAGGCATTAGATATTGGCTAGCAGTATTTGATGCCTCTCTAAAGTACCCAATGTTCTGCTCATTGATAGCCTCAAACCTAGAGACGATATCATCGCTAAGTGATTGATATAATTGACGATTCTTATCGGCAGTCTCTGACTGTATCCGTGAAGCCTCACGTACAGCCCCTGCCTGAGCATCATAAGCAGACTGTAAAGCTCCACTTATAAGTGCTGCATATTCATTGATTTGCTTACTTTGTCTATTTGCCATTTTTATTGTTTACCGCTATCGCTGAAAAGCCATATCTTGAGTTTATGGTCGTTCGACCGTATTAGGTAGTTACCTAGTCAACCCTCACCCCCAGGTTAGTGTATTATCACCATTGACCAAGTAACTAATTCGTTTATTATCGACTTTCTCGCCGCTATACTATACAGTAAATGGAGAAACGCCAACCGTTAAGTACTTTATATCATATTTTTCTTCGGCTGTCAAGTCCTTTTTAATACCCTCTAGAACGCTCTATAAAGCCCGCTACGCCGTTTTAGCTCTTAGGCTTAGGGTACCTATCCTTTACTGCTTTAATCGCGTCCTGCCACGTTGTAGTGCCATTTAGAGCATCGTGGAAGAGCATATCTAGCTGCTCCTCTATTTTTGGGTATGATCGTACCCTCCCATCTAACCAAGCCCTAGCTTCCTGAGCTTTACGGTTAGCTTCCCATTCAGCAAGAAGCTCAGCCTCTTCTTCAGGTGTAAGTTCAACCTTTTCACCATTAACCATACGATGCATTGTCATGAGTTTTTGACTCCATATAATGTAAATGTACCAGATGCTATATTCCCAGAAGACATCAAGAATCTTATCGCCGTGACAGCAGTAGTAGATTTGTATGTACCCGACCCTTCACAAGACATAGGTAGTGCTCCAGCAGAAAAACCACCTACTTTCCAAGAAGCAACTTTATACAAAGAAGAGTTAGAAGGGTTACTGAAGTATACTATACCAGATAGATTTTCTCCAGTAGAAGACCCTAAATTAGTAGTATTAGAACCAGTAGGAACTATTTGCATTTCTGTAGCAGACGACGAGCCACCATTCACTTCAGTTCCTGCAGTGTGAACAGCTGCACCAGACCAAGCATAATTAGAGCCAGTGTCATACGTAGGAGTCCCTCCAGTACCAACTCTCATATTTAAAGTGACGTTATCTGTAGAAGGCACTATATTATCTAGCTGTACGAAGTAGACTTGGTACGAATTATCTAGCCCCGTGAAATCTATCTGAGCGCTGGTGGAAGCAGACTGAGTTGAGATAAAAACGTATTTATTAGTTACTGCTCCAGGGCTCTGCATGGTAGGTAAAGCACCGGCCCCATTAGAAGTTAATACGTACCCAGAAGATCCAACACTAGCTATAGACTGGAAAGCTCCAGTCGAAGTAGTTCCTCCACATAGAACTGCATATGCAGTAGCTGAAGATAAACCAGTACCACCATCAGCAACTGCTACGTCTGTGCTTCCAGGAGCATAGTAGTCTGTACCAGCTGAAGCAGCACTAAATGCAGACGTACCATTACCTTTAACGATACCTGTTAATGTAGAAACACCAGTACCACCATCAGCAACAGCTAAGTCAGTTATCCCGGTAACACTACCGCCAGTAATTGTAGCAGCTGAAGACGATAAAGTTACACCGGAGACAGTACCTCCAGTAATTGTAGCAGCAGAAGATGATAAAGTTACACCGGAGACAGTACCCCCAGTTATAGTAACGTTATTGCTATTTTGTGTAGCAATAGTGCCTAACCCTAGATTAGTTCTAGCTTCAGATGCTGTAGATGCTCCGGTACCACCATCAGTTACAGCTACGTCAGTACCACCACTAGCATATAAACCAGCTTCAGCAGCTGTCCTAGGTTCAAATTGCCTACTTGTAGAGTCATACTGAAGGAAGTCACCATTAGCTAAATTAGCAGAATCTACTATAATATTCGTCGTAGTTCTATTGGTAAGGTCTTGTTGAATATCTACTTCATTGTTTAACTGATCATCGCTTATTGTCACGATTTCTTGACTCCATATAATGTGAAAGTCCCGGACGATATGTTGCCAGTACCCATATAAAATCTAATAGCGTTTACTGCAGTGGTAGACTTATATATTCCAGAAGTCCTATTACTTCCTGCGTAAACTGGTGCAGTAGCCTCACACATAGCACCTATACAAGATATCTCTTTATATACAGAGGATTGAGAAGGATTAGATATCCTAACAATTCCAAAGTAGTTAGAATTGGATCCAGCATCTAGAACTCTATTATAATTCAGCCTAATTTCAGTAGCGTTAACGTTAACACCCCCTGCAGCCTGGGAACCATCTTCTACTGACCTATAAACTAATTCATAAATATCTGAGGTAGAATCAAAGGAAGACCCGTTATCTGTACTACATCTTAAATAAAGATAGGAATCGGAAACTGGAACTATGTCTGTCAATATAACTATGTAATCTTGATACGAGCTGCTTAAACTTGTAAAATCTATTTGCGCACTATTAGAGGCAGTTTGTGACGATATCAAATCGTAATATTGGCCAGGATATGTTGGAGCTGCTTGAAATGTCGGCAACGCCCCAGCACCGTTGGATGTTAACACGTGCCCTGACGTCCCAACACTAGCTATAGACTGGAAAGCTCCAGTCGAAGTAGTTCCTCCACATAGAACTGCATATGCAGTAGCTGAAGATAAACCAGTACCACCATCAGCAACTGCTACGTCTGTGCTTCCAGGAGCATAGTAGTCTGTACCAGCTGAAGCAGCACTAAATGCAGACGTACCATTACCTTTAACGATACCTGTTAATGTAGAAACACCAGTACCACCATCAGCAACAGCTAAGTCAGTTATCCCGGTAACACTACCGCCAGTAATTGTAGCAGCTGAAGACGATAAAGTTACACCGGAGACAGTACCTCCAGTAATTGTAGCAGCAGAAGATGATAGTGTTACGCCAGAGACAGTACCTCCAGTTATAGCTACAGCATTAGCATCCTGAGTAGCTATAGTACCAATACCTAAATTAGTGCGGGCAGCCGAAGCAGTAGATGCGCCAGTACCACCATCAGTCACAGGTAAATCAGTACCACCTTCAATATACAAACCAGCAGAATTAGGGGTTACAGACTGAAAAGCAGATGCAGTAGAGTTCCACTGTAGAACCTCACCGTCAGCAGCTTCAGAATTAGTGTAGACAATATCAGTAACTCTCTCTCGAACATCTCGACGAGCTATTTCGATATCATCGCCATTTTGTCTATCAGTAATATCGCTCATGTTTGTCTCTTCACACCATACACTAGAATGGCTCCAGATGTGAAATTCCCCGAACCCGGTAAGAACTGAACAGCATTAATAGCAGAAGCAGAATCTCTCATACCTGAGCCCCTAACTCTTTCAGGGTAAGTCTGAGCACATATAGTGTCGTACACAAAAAGAGGTTTAGTTGTAGTAGCATCTGCGCTATATAATTCAATACGACCACTAATTGGGTTAGCTGAGTTAGTTCCAGAAAGTTGTATACTAGTCCCAGTACTAGAGCTATTAGCGGTAGTTGAAGCTGCATCGGAGCCTCTTAAGTAATCAATAGCCCATCTATAGTTTCCAGAGCTAGATGCAACGTTAGCCCCACCGTCAGCGGAAGTCCTTAACAGCACAGTAGTGGAAGTACTCCTTACTACATCGAAAAGCTCAAAGACTATCTTGCTATACTTTCTAGCGTCTGGAATCTGTAAGGTTGCTGTAGAGTCGGCATTTAATCTCTTTAGACCTAAAAAGGAGTAGCTTTCATTCTGGTTGAAATAATCTCGCCAAGCAGGAGACATTTCGTCATTCTTACCAAAGAAAGGGACTTCCAGCGGGGCTCTCATATCGAAAGACTCCTAATTAATATGAAGCCCGAGAGTAAGTCCTCAGTATTTATAAATAAACACTTGCGGGGGGCACGAGCCATTAACGGCCTCTCCTAACAATATTTGCCCACATCCCGGTAATCTTCCAAGGGACAGGGTCAGTCATAGTAAGCCTAAAGGTATAGCTTCTAGCATTACCTAGCCTACGGAAAATAGTCCTTTTAAGGTACTCACCAGCAGCTCCTATAGTTCTAGATAGAACGCTCCCATAAGACTTGCCTAAATCTTTAGAAATCTCTAACATTATCGTAGGCTCATCTAAAGAACTGTCTTCGGAGTCTTCGATAGCGCCAGCTTCGAACTTAACCTCTAAAGCACCTATATTGAGCCTATCCCTACCCATCTGGACGTGAGGTGTAACTATTTGTCTTTTAATGTTATTTCCACGTTCGGTGTATACTCTATGGCTAAGCTCATAGATATTACCTGACTGCCAATCACCTACTAACGTCTTATTGTTAATAGAGCAAGAGCAATTAGCTAAGTATCTATTATAAAATGGAGTAGTAACACCTTCTTCATCTAAAGACTCCCACTCAGACCATTGGTCCGTAGATAGGTCATATACCCATGTATATCCCCTCTCAGCGGTCGCTGAAGGGAAAGTAATACAGTAGAACACGTGTGAGCCATATTGGTGTGTAAACCCTATAGCATCACTAATAGTGTCATAATGTTGAATAGCTGCATTTAAAGCTCTAGTAGAGATAACTCTGAAATCACCTTCAGATGCAGCGATAACCCCTAAGAGGCCTTGCTTATTTTGACCTAACCAGAAAGCCATGTTACCGCTAGTAGCAACTGAATACTTAGCAGCACAACCTACTTGTAATGCACCAGCTACAGCTCTATCAAAAGGAGCACCGCTAGGGTTACCTGAGTTATACCAAATCTCAGAAGTGGTCTCACCTAATAGCCACATCCTAGTATTTAAAGTAAACCCTGAAATTAATTTATCTGGGTCTGTCTCAGCGGAAGCGAAAAAGAGTGCATTCCAGCTAGTACCATCATTAAGGTCTGAAACATAGAATTTCTGGGTATCTGGGATAATAGCTATGAAATAACCGTTTAAGGACATAACTATCTCAGGATCATCAGGCAGGTCAGCATCCGTAACTTCTACCCAGTTATCCGTAGATATCTTGTATCTATACGTGTTTAAGCTATCAGTGACTAGTATTTCGTCCAGGATAGCAGCCATACTAATTCTAGGTAGTTCTGTGGAGTTAGTTATCGTTCCTTGAGATGTAGCCACACCAGCTGACGTTATCGAGTAGAATGTACCATCGCCTACAGCATAGACAACACCTAAGTGAGTCAAAAGAGCTCTAACATTAGTACCACCAAGACCTGTCCAAAGAGTAGCTCCAGGCATAGGCAAGGCAGACCATTGCTGTTCTCCTGCGACTTTACTTTCCTCTAGGTACATATTAATTAACCGTTGAGAAGAGACATCCCTATTCTCAGGGCTAAATGACTGTCCTAAAAGTTGGATAGCTTCCACGTCTAACCCCAACTAGTATCTGGTCTAAAGAATAAAGAAGTTTTCTCATTGTCCCAGTCTTTCAATCCCTCTAATAAATCAGAAGCAATAGGAGCCACAACCTGTAACTTATCCTCAGCAGAGTAGATAGGAGCCAATCTTACAGCTAAACCGTAAGCTAAGGTCTCAGACCACTCAACAGGGAAGTCGGGATTATCCACACCAGAGTCTAAATCCTCTAAGGTTCTTTGGTAAGTCATCTTTACCCTAATATTTGAACTTTCAGGAGCAGGCCAAAGATGTAATAACCCGCCAGATAGTTGCGGATCGTAATACCATACAATTGGAGTGCCTGTAGAGTATTTATTAGGAATAGCATAATATTCTTTGCGACTGATGCGACGTACCGTCAAATCAGTATCACCATCATCACGAACCCTAACATCACTAATATGCATCGGTTTGGATAGCTTGTAAGTGTAACTAAAGACACGATTCCCAGCAGTAGCATCATCAGTAATAGCACTATTAACGGTAACAGTAGAAGATGTCTTAGACGCAACAGTGGTCCAGTGAATCGATTCATCATCTAAAACAATCCCTATATAATCATTAGCTGAGATATTATCGGTATTAGTTACAGAAAGAACAGTTTGACCGCTGGCCTCATCAGCAGAGATTGAAGTCTCTACCATAATTTCGGAAAAGTGACCCGCAGTTGAAGATATTGTATAGGATGGTATATCTGCTTGTAGGATTCCAGTAGCTTCTGTCTCTGTCCAAAGGTGTAGCCCTTGAACTTGCCAAGACTTAACCATCATGTTTAAAGCTCTAGAGGCAATAGCAGTGTCTTCAGCAGATACAGATTCCTGCTCACCATAAACAGCTAGCAATCTAAAAGCATGGTCTATGATGTCAGACCTAGTCACATTAAAATTAGTTGAACCGGAGGTACTCATGTTGTACAACCCCTATTTAGGTATCTAAATTGTAATTGCCATCAGCAAAGCGTTCAGCAATAGTATCTTTTTCAGCTGGAGCAGTAGAGACAAACCTATCAGGACCTGCCGGTCTTACAAAAGGAGGCTGTGCTTCTACTCTAGGAACTATTGGAGGTAAGTCATCCGAATCAGCTTCGTCCATTTCAGAACGTCTAACTAGTTGTCCTTTTAAGTTAAAAGCAGACTCGGAAGCCTTAATAATAGCTCCTGTAATGTCGTCTTGGACTAACCAGTCTCTCTTATTGATATTGTTTTTAGATGTATTTCTAAAATGACTCATTATGATTATTCTTGGCGGATATGTATAATTATAGTGACTTCATCACCAGAATCTAATGCAGCTGTGCTTAATAGTAAGTCTCCGGTAGCACCTGTTCCGTTTGGATTAGAAATACCACCGAAACATCTGAAGTCATAATGAAAAGCATTAGAGGCATTTACGGAAATAGCGGGACTATCAGTAGTTTGATCCCACTCAAGTCTTAAAAGACCACCGTCTCCAGAGACCCATACTTCCATCAGTCTACCAACAGCAGTGTTTGCTATTAAAGTAGAATTGTCATAGACGACTAAATCAGATTCTTCAGTACCATCTGAGACAATATGAATTAACCTATAAACACTTTTAGAGGACGCACTGCCGAATAGGGTCCGCTGTGTTACAGTATTTGCCATAATTTTGTCCTCGTTTTAAGGAATATTAGAATTAGGACTTCCCTGTGATATTGTCCTTTTTGTTAGATATTAATCGTCAGCTGAAGCTGTACCTATAATACCGCCAGTAGCCGCGCTGCTGATATCTTCATTGTAGTAATTTTCAAACAATAAAGCTGTATCAGCTACAATTGCAGCTGCTTTAGTTGCTAAGTTACAGACGATATCGTTCCGTCTAATAGTACCCGTAGTACCTGTTAGAAGCTCGATAGCAGGTTCTGTACCTAAGTTGCCACCTATACCATTTTCTAATAAGTTATTCTCAATTAGAAGTCTAGTAGATAATGTGGTAGCACCTCTAATATTAGCAGTAGAGTAGTCTCCCCTGATAACATTCTTTCTAACTACTGTTTTATCTGTATCTTTAACAAACGCAATAGCAGAAACAGCACCAGCAATACCCATATCGATAGTGTTACCTTCGATGACGGCTTGATTACTAGCATCATTTAGCTGAATAGCATCATTGAACTCATCAGTACCTTCTAAGTCTACGTCAAAAACGCAGCCAGAGATTGTACAGTGGTCAGCACCATCAGCTACACTAACAGCATTTACAACAGCTGTAACAGATGCAGTAAAGCGCAAGTTAACTAGTGATACGTTATCCGCAGACACTGTCACTAAAGCACTAGCATGGTCGTATTGTAATTTAGGCATTAGAGATCCAACACCCAAGCCCACAATAGCAACACCTGCCACGTCAGCTGTAATAACGTTCGAAGCTGTCAGGTTTTCTGAATGGCCAGGCATAACAGCGATAATATCGCCCCTACCCGCTACACACTTACCAATAGCGGCATCAATAGTAGCTAAGGGGTGTCTCATATCCCCGCTATTACTATCACTACCTGCAATTGCACCGTCAGCTTTTACGCTTGAATTGTTTACCCATACGACTTTACCAGGATGTAATTGAAGAAGAGGCATACCTCTTACAACCACACCACCCAGAAAGCCATTTGGGAAATTTGACATACCCATTTATTTAAATCTCCTAAGTAACCGTAGTACGGTCCCTCCAGCTGACTATAGGCCAGCCTTAGGGAAAACACTACTTAGTTTGAGTGAAGGTTATTCGCCGTCTGAACCGTAAACTCCACGATAGTCGTTCCAGCCGAAGCTATAACGAGTATACATAGCGAATTTCATGTTCATAGAGTCGAATTCTACGTGATCCATAACTTTTGGAGCTTCTCTTTCATAGTGTACTAAACCATTTGGAGAATCCGTAAGAACGAACCAAGCATTGGTATCAGTCAGATAGTCAAGAACAGCCACACCTTCAGAGAACATCCCAGAAAGAGTATTCTTGTCGTTATCTGCAGTACCTGGACGGCCCATAGAATTTAAAAGTCTATCAGCTTCAAATTTTAAGTTATTTGGAACGATAAGCTTTTTAGGATTCAAAAGAGCTCTAAGGCCCCTATTATCCTTCATAGCACGGATGTCTAACCAAGATTGCTCTAAAGAAGCCTCAGAAAGAGGAGCATCTACAGCCATACGGTTAGAAACTGCTACACCGTTAGCATCAGCATGGGAAGTAGCGCAGAGAACTACGCCATCACCACCTGTATAGCCAGAGGTAAATGCTCTGTTCAATACGTTAGCAGCTAATACATTCTTAAGCTGAGCAAAAGAACGACCAAGCATTTCTGCTCGATGGGTAGCTACTTTGTATACTTGAGCATCTTCAACAGCTTCGTGAGTGATGATAATACCACTAGCATAAGCATTATGGTTAATGCGGCTAACATACATCTGAGTTGGAGCATCGTAAGAGATAGACTCGCCTTCAGGTTTCATGACTGGGAGGTCAAGACCTGCTAAAGCGACTTCTTCTTCGAAAGCTCGACTAGAAGCTTGCTTATCTTTAAAGATCTCTGCCCATTGAGCAGGTACGTCGTTATAGGCAGCTCCGAAGAAAGCACGTACCGTTGGGAGTAGGTCCTTAGGTAACGTACCGGTATTAATTATAGACATGATTATTAACTCCTAAGTTTAAGAAATACCAATGCTAAGATTAGCTTGAGATTCTGTATGGTTAATAATCAACACTTCAAATACAGGCTTGTCTGTATAATCTAATGTTGGCCGACGAGCAGGACCTAAAATCAAAACTTGATTTGAAGCATCTGCAGCAGGAGTATCAGAAGTAGCATCTAATTGAATAGAAGAGATACCGCTACCTGTATTAACACCAGCATTGTATAGAACGCCATTTAAACCTACAGAATTAGCAGCTGTGATAGCAGCACTAGCTTGGAGTTCGAAAATGACATCTGGATCATCACATACGTTTAACACTGCAGTAGCATCAGTTGCTACATAAGTCAAACTTAAATCTGACATGATAGGTTCGATACTGACTACCACACCAGTTAAAGGAAACCCATCACCAACAACGGAGGCAGCATCACCAGTAACATTATGTAAAGTACCAATATCATATGTAGATAAGCCTGTTTTGATAACAGAAGAGTTCATATCACCAGTTTTCACTACTGGGGAACCAATCCCAATAGCTTCGTGTGTCCCAGTAATATAATATTTTTTTGTACCGCCTTCATAGTTGCGTCCACCACGCATTCTAACAGGACGTAAGCCGAAACCAGCCATATTATAGTATCCTCAATGTAAATTGAATTATATAGGTTTAGTATCTGTCTGTTGTGTCAGACTAGAGTCCTTAAACCCTTGACCTTGTTTTTTGTTATATCGAGATTCTAACTCATTAGTCGTAGCAACTTTTTCCTTCTTAGCTTGTTCCCAGAGCTCTAATGGGCATTCCACTAGGATAAGTTTGCTTTGACCTTTAGTAATAACGATATAATCACCCTCTCTCATATGGCCATCAGCAGCAACGCCGTCACCAATGAAAGACATTAAACTCTTATAGTCGGGATTTTTCAAAGACACTGGCTCATAACCTAGAGATCTAGCTCTGGCCATATCTTCGCCCCGATAGTGTATAAATCTATGATGTCGATTACTTGGAAGTCTGTCTTGCGGAATATGCAATAGGCCACGTTGGTAATCTGGTCGCCTCTTTCTAGCAGGTTCTGTCGCCTTATTCTCAGGTTTAGAATTTTGCGTTGAGTCTGTCATGTTTTATACCTCTTAGTGATTTCTCTAAAGTATTGTTAATTAAATAGCACCTAGTTTTTTCAGCTCTTCAATGTACTTTTTGACGCCTTCAGCTGGGTTCTCTTTATAGCCTTTAACGCCAAATTTCGAATCTGTCATCTTCTTAACCACTTCTTTTTGGAAATCGCTCAGTTTATTCCATTCTGGATGTGGTAAGTTAGGATTAGTTTTTGGAGCTGCAGCTTTAGCTGAACCAGTCAAAGTGGCTGGAGGAGCCGATTCTCTATTGCTATTAGTCATATATCCTCGCTTTTTCTCTTGAATTTTCTTTTCTACATATGCTACTACTTCCTCGATAGTGGCGTTAGGATTATCTCTGCTATATTTAGCATCGTGAGCCATAGCTATAGCTTTAAGTTCGAAATCTTCATCTGTAATAGGATTTGTATACCAAGCATTTTCCGCAATAAACTTCTTAACAGCCGGATTATCTGCAGGATTTTGCGGTTGCTCAGATATAGGTTTTAATTCTTGTAAGTTCTTTTGAGCTTCTTCGTAGGCATCGAAATTGCCAGTAGCCCTAGCAGCCCGCATAGATTCTTCGATTTCTCTTTTAGCCTTATCATATATGAGCTTTTCCATTCGTTTATAATGCTCACCATATAATTCCATGGTCCTTTTTTGTTCTTCAACCTCACTCTTAAGAGATTTAATCTGCTTTAAGAATGTACCTCGACCTAAATAAGTATGAGCATCTACCCAATCTTCTTCAGGACCCGAATACTGGTCTTTTGGTCTCCATCCCTGCTCCATAGCTTTTTGTTCTTCTTCAGTAAGTTCGGTACTAGACTCAACTATTGAGGGTTCCTCGACAATAGGAGCTATCTCAGGCTCATCTGGAAGTTTTGCTTTTAACTCTTCTAATGACATATTTCCTCTCTGTATATTATGATTTAGCAGCTAATTTCTCTAAGTCCTGTTCAAAATCGATTTCCATACCGTCCAAATCCCCAGGTTCTACTATTCCCCTACAATGTTCATCATAAATCAGTCTTATGTTATGGTCTTTTGTAGTAGGAATTCTGTCTCCAGCATAGGCAATAAAGAATACTAAATCGCCAACATTAGGTTTAATTTGGTAATTAGAGAAACAATGTTCCCCCATTGATTTAATCTTACCTACATTTAATGCTTGGGTTTCTCTGTTTAATGTGTCTTCAGAGAGAATAATTCCCCCCTTAGACTTCTTAGATAATTTTGGGACTTCTACTATTAAATGTGTTCCTAACGCAACTGCCATTTATACCTCTCTAGTTAATAAATTATGGTCTTCTAACAAACTTATTAATTCTTGTTTATCCAATAGCTGTTGAATCGTTCTTAGTGATCCACTGTAGTGGTTGACTCTTCTATCTAAATATGGATCTTGTATGTTATCGCTCTCTACTAACAACAGTTGAACTATGTCAGCTTTCGCTAAGTTGAACGCTGTTAAAATGACCTTAGTATCTGTATCGTTTAACCACCTATCTAATCTCTCAAGATTTAGGGGTTCCTGCTGATTTTGCTGCATTAGCTGCTACCTTACTATCTATCTCTCTAGATTTGTCTCCAACTTCGATAGTACGAAACATATTATCTACCTGGAGTTGATATTGGTCTAATTGAGTTCCAACTTCTACAGCCTCAGCATCGGCTAGAGCTTTTATAGCAGTAGCTTCAGCTTTAAGACGTTCAGTCTTCACCCGTTCAGCTTCTAATTGTAATTTTCTTTCTTCGACTTGAGTCTTAGCAGACCTATCTGCGATTTCAGACTGAAGTTTAATTTCTTCTAAGTTAGGGCCTTGTTGAGGAGGAGCTAAGAATCTTTCAGGCTCAGTGAACCCTTGAGATATTAAGACCTCTTTGACTACTTCCTGCATATTAAATATTGGAGCTGCTGCAACTGCCATATTCATCAAGCCTTGTGCTTTTAAAGCTCTTTGTAGTTCAGTAGATGAGTTTTGGTCTGCAACAGGTACCACATCAGCAGACGCTAAGTCAAAATCTGCAATCTGACCATATCCATTAGCAAAGACTTCCATCATTTCCTGCTCCGACAGGTCTAAGACAGTAATATACTCTTGAGGGTCTATGTATTTACTGTAAAGTTTGTAAATGTGCCCTAATTCCTTCTTTAAGCCTGCAAAGATACGTCTTTGGATAGCTAAATAGACGGTCATGCCTTGCTGAATTGTCTGAGCTAAGGTATTTGGAGACGTATTTTGGGTTTCTACGTTACCAGTCATAACCTCAGTAGTAGAGGTAAGCTCTCTGGTAGCATTGATAATCATCCCTAAAAGTTGGAATAATACGGAAGAAGGTTCCTTGTATGTAAGAGGAAATACCTCTTCAGATATCTTTCTACCACCAGAAGCTTCTGCTGTAACCCACTCACCAGGTGCTATATTTAGTTTCTCTTTCCTAATTCTCAATCCTTTACCTATAAACCCTCCTTGTGTGTTAGCTAAAGTCCCAGCATCTACTAACTGGTTAAGAATTGTATTAGCTGTGTCGTTGAGAGATAGAAGTAATGTACCGAAGCCATTAGAGTAGAAAGAACCGTCTGGATTAGGTAAGAAGTGGTAATCTGTGAAGTAATGCTTCTTATTTATCCGGACGATCTGGTCTTTACTATTTAAAATAACATCTGCTTCGTCAAAATTAGCTGTAATTCTTAAAATAGAGTTAGAATCGATATGCATTAAGACAATATAAGGTTCTTTGTAGCCGTCTTCGTCCAAATCTAGCCAGCAGTGCTGTTCTATCAGTTCTATCTCAATTTCAGCAAATTCATCGCTAGGTCTTAGTAAAATTGGGTCTAAGTCTGTATAAAAGCCAGCTCTAATGCCTTGAACTATATCATTCTCGGTTAAAGCCACCCTATGACTAATTCTAGGGGCTTCTTCTAGACAGCTTATGCTGTTATTTACTATAATGTCCCTATAGTTAAGAAGTTTGCTCTCTATTTGGCCCGTTAACGGATTATAACAAGACTTAGTAAACGCTGTACCTATGGCAGATACTACATGAAGTAGTTTATCGTGCTCATTCCACCAAATAGACGACTCATCCATAAGTTTATAATTCAGATATTCAGCAATTCGACGACCTTTCCTAGACTTTAAACCAGTTAAGTCTCGACCTATAGTCCTATGCTTAACAATATCTCCATTTCTGGCAAATTCAGGTAGAGTTCTAGCCCCAAACTGAATAATAGCCATCGTTAAGAGTGGGTATTTAATGTTAGAGGCATTTGGCCAAGGCCAGTGCTTTTGTTCTTTAGGTAGATTAGCTAAACGCATTATCTCGTCTGCATTATTTAACCAATCAGACATGCTGGCTTTATCTGCTTCAAACCCTGAAATAACTTCAGAGCTAACATAAGCTAACCTTTCCTCAGAAAGCAATTCTGCTATATTAGGAGAAGCTATAAACTTTTGAATCTGTTTTAAAGACATTTCAATATCCTGTGGTTGAATTTCTAGTCATATCATAATAACTAGACACACTAGACTTGGAGCCGTATAATTCGTCTTCTAAATCTGGTTCTAATCTGGCTATATCTAGCCCAGACATAATCAAGTATCGCCAAGCATCCATAGCGTGGTCATTAGACTTGACAATTCGACCTTTCTGGTCATACCTGTAAATGCGAAATTCTCTGATGAGAAACTGGCAATTACTGAAAACTTTTAATCTACCTGAAGAGAGCCTTTCATAGACTGCCCTAATACCTAGCTCTACTGAATTGTTGGCTAGATATAGATCTAGATCCTCATCTCTGTATGAGTCTAATAAGGCAAAACCATCTTTTTGCTTACCTGCACCTGCCGCTGAAGGGTCAATTGCTCCAGGTACCCACTTTTTAGACTTTTTCCTTAAATTGCCTGCGTGAAACCCAGGAGATTCCTTCTCTGCATAATATTCGTCGTAAATGTACCAAATATCCGTTTTAGGGTCGTACGCTCCGAAAACTGCAGCAGTAACGTTCCAACCTACGTCCAAACCATAAGCTCTAGGCCAATTAGGGTTTAAATCGATAGGGGCAATAATAAAAGAATCTTCAGGTACTGGGTAAACTTTACCTTCCCCTACCGTCGGAATACCTTTTAAACGAGATTCTCTCTCATGAGGCATGATACCTGCCATGTACTCGGCTTTAGTTTCAGCACTTAAGTGAGGGATATCATCCCACTCCACCCGCTGAACATATTTACCAGTTTGTTCCATTTTGGCACTATCTGGGAACTTACCATCATCTAGGAACTTCATTACTACGTTGGAGTACCCGTTTAGAGGGGTAAACGTACAGTATAGTATCCCGTTGGTTGTAGCCAGACGCATTAAACTTTCTAAGTAGATGTCTTCTGGCGGTTCCTCGTCAAACCAGATAACATCTTGGGCAGTACCCATATAGGCATCCATACCTTCTTCATACGACTTGAAAATCAAGTGTGATGTGTGTCCTGACACATGCTTCACCCAAACGTCTAAAACGCCCTTAGGGACGCCTGGTTTGGTAGACACGTCCATGATAAGGTCTTTAGGGATTAAGCCCGTACCGAGCTCCCCATAGCGTCCTAGGAGCACTTCCTGGAGGGTGTCTCTAACACGTCCATTGTTGATACCGCAAGCCCACATATTTATGGCAGAGTCGAACTTTCTCCCTGTCCACCATTCGGGGTAGAGACCTGTTAGATGGTAAGCTGCTTCGCAGCCTCCCCCTAAAGTCTTCCCTACTCGGTTACCACCCATAAGAGCTCTTTGTCTAAACTTGAGTCCCGTTGAGAAGAAGTCCATCTGCTTAGAGTACTTGTCTCTAGAGAATGGTCCTTCTTGGGGATACATCTGAGCCAGCTTATTAAAAGTGACCCGCTCAGATAGCTCAGTAAGTGAGCTAAGTAGGTCTAGTTTCTCCTTCCTAGTCAGTTTGGAGAAATCTACAGCTTCTATATCACTTAGCTTCATCGCCATCTACCAGTTTTAAATCCGGTTTCAGACCTAACAATTGCTTAATCTTGTGGTTAATCGTAGTTTCGAGCTCTTTATCAGACATGTGCTTCGTTTTATCTGTAATTTCAAGCTGTGTTTTACGAGTATCTGCCCAACTATCTGGGAATTGAGTCACTAAGGTCCTGATAAGTAAGTCTTTTTTGGCCGTGGAGCAGTTTTGCTCTTCTCCTGAGATGATTTTTCGGACTAGGTCTTCGTAAAATGCCTGTCGGTAGTCTTTCCTGTCTTCCCAAGCAGCCTTAAATTCCGGTTTAGTGTCGTCGTTTGCCCAATTATTGAGCGTAGTTCGCCCTACACCCAGCTTTCTTGCGATTTGGCAGTCCGACATACCGTCGGCCGCCATCGCCAAGAGCAATTCTGGGAAGGTTTCTTGATACTTAGTAGGTTGCCCTATCTTTTTAGGTTTCTCAGTAGTCATTACGTAAATTTAATCAGTGGTTATG